ATGAAAAAGATTCTATATCGTTTTATGAAAGCGTGTGGTGTATTAGCTATGTTTGTAGCATTTTTATCTGCAAACACAACTTCTCTGTGGCATGTGTATCAACCAAAAACACCAGAAAAACTAAAAAATTCTAAAAATCACCAAAAAGAAGGTAACAACTAACTCTAGTTGCTACCTTCTAATCTATCTATCAATAAAATCTAATGCTTTATAAAGTGTATCAAACCTATCATTACCTTTTATCATTGTATAATGTTCTTTTGTTATAAAACTTATCTTTTCACATGCTCCACCGCCGACAACATATAAATTCTCTGTCTGGCCAGGTATATAATCTTTTATATCACATATCAGTATTTTTCCATCATTATAGCCCCAACCAACTACAGTTGCAGGGATTTTGTCAACTTCTCCATCATAAACGATTGTATGTTTATACATTTTCTTATCCTCACTATTATCTATTGTCTTATTTAAAATACCTTCTGCTATTAATTTAGCGACTATGTCTTTATGCCTAATATAATAGTCTGTATCTGCTTTACTATCTACGAAGCACACTTCTATTAATATCGCTGGAGCTTTTGTATGACTAAGCCAGTAAAGACCTCTGACATCTGATTTTGCACCTCTATTTTTAAATACTGTTGCTAATTTATCATTTACTCTTTCAGCATAGACTTTCCCATTATTAGTTTTATAAATTGTCTCTGTACCCATAGGATTTAGAGTTGTTTTATTTGCGTTGAAATGGATTTGTACTGCTAAGTCTACATTTTGCCTATTGGCAATTTCACATTGTTCCGCTAAATAGTTATTAGATTTATCTATTTTTCCAGTATACACAATAGCTCCACCTTGTTTCAACCATTTTACTATTAAATCAGTTAGTATTCTGTTTTCTTTTCCTTCGTCTATATACCCAGTTGCTCCTGTTCCTTTTCCACTTAAAGTGTGTCCTGGTACTATTGCTATTTTCATTGTTTATTTTCCTCCTTCAACTGTTTGTAAGTTTGATTTATACCTATTGATATTCCCCAACAAATTATTCCCTGTAAGACTGCACTAGGATTTAATCCTAACATCCACACCGAGAAACCTACACCAAGTATTAATAATATAACTGGAATATACTTGTTATCTAATTGCTTATATTTCTTGCAACCTGCTCCTATAACATAAAGAGCAGCCACTAAAATTAGCAACTGCTCTGGTATAAAACTTATTAAATTATCCATCTTTTATCCTCCTAATTAATTAAAATATTCCTCTTTGAACTGCAAATATAAAGAATCCTACAAGTGTTGTAATCATTGTTCCAATTAGCCATTTGAGCATACTTGTAAGTGAATTTAGATTCTCACACAATGCTTTTAACTCTGCTTTAGACTCTATATTTGCTATTTTTAATTCGTCTATTTCTTCTCCATGTTTATTTATTCTTGTTTCATGTCTTTTTAAATCTGCTTCGAAAAGTTCTTCATTCATGTAAACCTCCTTATTTGTATTAAAAAAAGAACATTACCTATACTGTAGGTTCTATTCCTTCTACTACTCCACTCTGTTTAATTATATAATCCTCTACTGCTTTTCTATACTCTGTGTTAGTTACATCATCTAATTCAAATTCTCGATTTTTTAGAGGGTTTAAGCCTCCGTTTAAAATCCTCTCTGCTAATATTCTTACTACAACATTATTTATATTCATTATAATAATCCTCCTACTTTTTCATTTTCATTTAGTAATAATTGGTTTTCTAACTCTTGTATTCTCTTTTCTTCTTCTGAAACGAATATTGGTATTTCTTCCAAAATTGGTTCTTTTGTTTCTATATTTATACCTATAATTCTATTTTTAGTATAATCTATATTTCCATATGGAACATCAATACAATGTAATTCTGTTATTGTATCATGCTCTAATATATCTCCTGTTGCTTCTCCTGTTTGGAGTAATATTTTTCCATCTTGATTATATATTATTCTATTTGCTCTATTCAT